TCAATCTTACTTAGTCCTATATCCAACTTTTCAAATGTATCTACCATAATATTATTTTCCTAATCTTAAACAGGTTAGTGCCCCAAAGTCAAGCACATCCGTTTGTTTAATCTGGTTTATAGTTTTTTCAAATCCAAGCACGTTGGGATCTTTGCCTTCTAAACGCACAAGCTTGGCAGTTTTTCCAAGAGTTTGTATAAAGTTCGCAATCTTGATGGCACTGTTCAACGCATCATCGTCCAACACAATATTGACTTCAGGACATTTGCTGGAAGTTATTGCTGCTTGAAGTTTTTTACTCATTGTTTTGCCAAACAGCGGTATGGCATTACGCTTGAGTGATATAGCATCGAGCGCACCTTCACATAGATATATTGGATAATCAAAGTCTATCATATTCTCAAACCCAATGATATTCTTGCTAAACTCGCTGTTCTTATATTTGTAGCCGTCATCATAATAACTGCGACAACTATAAAAGTTCAGATTGTTATCTTTGTCGTATGACGGAAATACAAGACGGTCGGCAAATGGACCCTTTGAGCAATATCCAATGTTATATTTTACAATATCACACAACGATAGTTTGCGTTTCTTGGCATAGTTGAATGCGACTTTATATTCTCTGCTGCCGTCATTTTCTGCCAAACTCTTGAAGTCGGGCATAAGAGAAAGTGATTCTGTTTTTTCAACTTCAACTTCACCAACTTTGAGTGATAAAATCTTGCTGTCAAACTCTGATAGATTTGATTTGTGCCCGGTATATCGGTCATTATCCCGCACTTTGTCCAATATATCAGACGTTACGTTCATTCGCTTAAACAGCCAATATAATCCACGACCCTTGGCGTGACATACCCAGCAATTCCATTTTTGGGGATCATCCAGACACACTTCCATCTTTGTCTTATGATGGTGGCAAAACGGGCAAAAAAATTGTAAATTATTTCCCTTACGCAGACGCCCCGCGTGTTTGAATACGGTGTTGAGTAATGATTGTAATTCCGATTGCTTCAGAGATCCCATCTTCTCATTATGGGATACTGGCGGCGGATGTCAATCTCATATTTGCCCAATAGTTCTTTGATGCTTCGGACATTTTACGCCGCGACTCCTCACTCGGGGGCGTTCTATTTTTCGCGGCCATTGACATCTTTTTACGAGTTTCTTCCGAAATGACCCGTTTTGCTTTTTTTAATTTAGCACGATGTTCTTCGGAAAATTTCTTGCCATAAAAATGATGCTTTTCTCCACGAAGTACGGCAGACATATTTTTTCTCGCTTCTTCGCTACGAGGCTTGTATTTTTTACCCGTTTTAGATGCGGTTATTTTTGCTCTCGTTTCATCGCTGAATTTAGACCGCAAGTCTGGGTTTCTAATATTGTACCCATCTATTATTGAGTTATATTTCTGGACCCAAAATATTTCTCGCTCCACCAACATTTTTGGGCAAGAAGAGCATTCTTCCAATATGATTTTATCAAAGCCATCATACCCATATTTCAGCAATGAATTATAGATTTTTGGCTGTCCTTTACATTTTAACCTTTTGTAATATTTCCATCTATCCTCTATATCAATGCTCTGCCCAACATACCATTTACCAGTTGTCTTATTTCGCAACCCGTAAATCCCCACTATCTTTTTTGGAATAGTATCTTCGCATTGCGTCTTTGTTGATACGCTGCTTGTGTTTATCGTAGTATCGCTTGTTGCGTTGGCTTTTTGCGTCTCGTTGTTCATCTTCAGTTATGTATAGTTTTTTTCTTCCCATAATATGACCTTTACTATAAATATAAATGACTGATAATAAACGACTGAAAAATATAAAAATTTCTGACAATAAAAAACCCGCCGTATTTGGCGGGTTTTATTTTTACATACTTGAAACTTGGTGTATTCCAGATGCCAATTCGTCGTATTTTTCTGCTTTAATCACTTCACGTATATACTTAAGTACCCGTTTTGCCTTATCGCTTAGATACAAGCTGTGTTTCGCTGTTCCCGAAGTTGTATCTTTTAAGTCTCCACCCCAATGACCTTTAGTATCTCCAAGAGTCTCGGCATCAATTCTCGTTCCACCTTTCATAAAACCACGAACAAAAATTGCAAACTTTCCTTTTCCCTGTTCGTCCATAGTTTTGTAATGACCATCCAATCGTAGAAAATCTTCTTCTTTGTTGTAATATATGTGATTTACGTATGACGTAAACCACTCTTTTTTTGGAATTGCGTCTCCAACGATGATATTAAACCCCGAATCGCGAAGTGGCTCATCTACGTCCCAATATTTTCCATTCGCTTCTTCAATTACTTCTCTAATCAATTGCTTTAGTTCGCTTCTTGTCATAATGATATATTGTTAAAAGGTTATGTTAATAGGTATAATACTAAAACGGTAATCAACCAGCCAAACTGAGCACAATAGCATCCCTAACATCTTCCATCCGCTTCTCTTCAGTTCCCTTTTTATTAAGAACAGTCCATTTAGTCATATCATACATCTTATCAATACTTTCTTTAACAAACACTTTGGGTTTTACTCCTTTGATTCTCGCCGCCCCAAGTGCCTTTTTACGAGCAGTTTGTGCGTGAATACTATCTATACTCACACCATAATGATTTTCAAGTATATAACCTACTACAGCCTTGTTCTTGACCAGTTTAATAATGACTTGCTGTGAAGTACCTCCACCAGCAAACCCAAACAAACTTTCTTCAATCATTATCTTATCAAAACTATGACCAACCAGAGTTTTTATAATAAGGTCTGCTTTATCTTTATACTTCTCGGCGTTTGATATATCAATATAGCCGCAAGATAGTATCTCTTTATTTTCTGTAATAGCCCAACCACAAGTAGTAGTTGATAAATCAAGCCCCAACACTTTCATATAACCATTTACAATAAATCAACCGTAATATTGGGCGTTGCTGTGCCTTAGCACGTCTCTGGAATAAGCAAACGCGGCACCGGTGAAGCCTGGTACTCGGGCAGCAGTGTTAAAATTTATGCTATGAATATCATTACCCTTGTCTCTCATCGACCAGGCTGTTCCATTAATCATGTTTGTGGTAGCGCGACTAGTTCCTGCAAATTTCGCGGTACCTATGTCTCCACCAAGTCTAGTTGAGGTATTATATCGTCTTTCCAAGTTCGTATTGATCGATGTTCTAGTGATTGGATTTAGTAGTGCCATGTGTATTTTCTCCTATTATTTATTATAAATATAATGTTATGTATCAAAACGAACGACAATATTGACCGGCCAATCAATTAGATTTTTTACAGGTCTTCCCAATTTACCAACCGCCACCAGTTCGTTCCCATCATACAGTCCAATAGTTGTTATAAAAGGAGCCAAATATGAACCGGTCGGATCATACGATGAACTATATTGATATTCCAAGAAATATGGATTTACTTTTGCATTATCACTGCGGCAATATATGTTCAAATAGTCTTTTATTTCCTTTACATATCTGCGCGTAGAATCGTCACTAATTAGTAATTCTAATTTTTCTGGTGTAAGAAGCTGAAGATAATACAGTGAAAGTATGTTTCCATCATTTAAATTTATTTTTCCGTCACCATCAATATCAAGAATGCCTGTGTTTACTAAAGTATTTTCTATATAATCAAACGCCGTCTTAGTAAATGCGTTAAATGATGAGCTTGCCAAATATGCCGCTTCATTGCTTTCAAGTAACAGCACATCCTCGGACTCGAGTTGTAATACATCGTTATTCCACCAACTATAATCTTTGAGACTATCTTGTTCCAATATAATTCCATTATCGTCAAACACGAATTCTTCAAAGAATTTTCTCTTTTGCAAATACCGCATTATCAAATCGACATCAAGAAAATCAAAAACTCCATCTTGATTTACGTCAAACAACAATGAGCTTTGCACAAGTGCAGTAGGATTAATACTATAATTAAATTCTCCTGGTCTAATAGAAATTAGATGTTCGTGCTCGTATATTGTATGAGAACCTTGATAGTTTAAATCAAATCCACGAGAACCTGTACCAGTGAATATATTGTAATAATTGGACGATGTATTTGTTAATACAAAATATCCATTCTTATAAAATACATTTCCGATTAATGGGCTGGTCTGGTAATTGCTAAGATTATAAACATAAACTGAACCGGAACAATTTGATGGAAACCCCAGTAAGTTATTTGGGTCAGAAATAGACTCTGTGGCCGAGGCTGTGGCAAGGTGTACAACAGGTGCACCAACCGTCAAAAAGTCAGAACAAACGCAGACAGAATATCCATAAATATTACTTGGTTTGTATGCTTCTTTGTTTCGCTTTATCATGCCTGTCAGTTTCCAAGCATCCGACGCATCGTCATAATTATATACAGTTACTCTACCCAATACTCCGGACGTATCTTCGGACGAAGTTGAAGCGTATGAATAATTTTGTAATACATATTGTCCATCAACATAATCGACGCTTGTACCGGTTGTGTCGGACCAAGATGTTACCGCAGCAAAATTTCCATCAACAGACACAGATTTTCCAAAATTATTATTTTTTGTATATTGCCTGTCACCGAACGTTTTCAGAGTTTTCCAGTAACTAGAAGTTCCACATTGAGGCATGTATCTGTAAAAATATGCTGCGCCGAGAATAGACGGATCCCCAGAATATGTGGAATATGGGATAAATGCTTTGTCACTCAAACACCCGACAACAATCGTGGGATAGCTTATTGCAACTGATGTTCCGAATCCATCCGTTGTTATTTCGGTAGAAGTAACATCGTTGTTGTATAGCGCAAGAGACATGTCCAAGTCTCCGTATGTATTATCTCTTCTAAGTATCTTATATTCGCTCCAAGAAGCTGTGGGACATTCTCCATATGAAGCGGAATAGTATGAACAAGTAAATACTGCGGCATAGCCATTTCCACTTTTGTATGTTCCCGCGACTAAACTTCCAGAATCCAAAGAAACGCACCAACCAAATCTATCACCGGAAGCTAATATACTAGACGTAACAACTGCTTCATATACCCAAGTATAACTACCGGACAATGCTCCGGACGCGGCTGACCGATTGTTGTACACGGAAAACGAGCTAGACTGAGAAAGTATTTGTTCACAAAAACTCTGACTCACGTCCACAGTTTGCCAAAAAGAACTGGTTTCTATATTATCACAGCCATTACTAAAATACGTTTTTTTTCTGAAAATATAAACCGCTCCAGATCCACTGACATTTGGTGCACCTACCGCCAAAATATCTCCATCCACGGCGACAGAATGTCCAAAGTGATCATTATCCGTTGCACCTTGCAGTATGTTGATCATTCCCCAATTGTCTATACCACCTTTATCTTGCTGATAAACGAATACATATCCAGGAAAGAAAGAACTAGAAGAGCATATTGAACCGGAAGAAGAACCTACTACCAAAAAATTGTCACGCACACACACAGATTGCCCGAAAGTATCGGAATAATATGATGAACTTTCCAAAACAGAAGACGTAGAATATGGAAATGTATCATCTACGTCAAAATCCGTAAAAAACCCAGACGCGGTGAACGGACAATTAAATTTTTTAACTAATCTATGGACACCCATACCATCGTCGTATTTGAATATTGCCGCATATCCAAATGCGGGTCTATATAAACTATATTTGTCAATGGAAGACCCGACTGCCACGTATTTGTACCACGAACTAACCGATTCTCCAAAATGTTCATTTTCCGATTGGAAATTGTCAACAACCGAACTACTTTCAAATAAAATTGATGCCGTTCCAACAAACGAAACATTCATTCCAATTGTGGCATATTCTTTTGCCGAAATTAAATCTATACTTCTAGTAATACCATCTCCCAAATTCAAATAATATTCAAAATAACTTGAAGTATCCCAGTATGGTCTAGCATATACATTTTTTACTCCACCCAAAGTTGTATATGTAGAAAAATGAGAACCGCTGACATACAAATTTGTATATCCGTCGTCCAATATCCTGTATTCTTCGTGTGGATTTGAGTTGTCTGTAATTACAACTGAATTTGGTCTTACCTTGTCACCAAATGCGTTATGATTTAGTGCCAACGACACAACTCTATCATTTATATTTCTTATTTCTCTTTTTCCGGTAGCCTTCTCGGTTTTATAGCTTTCTACGCCAAACAACTCCGTGAAGTTATTCTTGCTTCTATAAAACATAGCGTCGGTGAGACTATATATGTTTCTTGCGTATTTTCCAGAAGGATTGATTGGCTCCAACGACGCGGAATAATATGGACTGCCAGTTGGATAAAAAATCGATGATATTTTCTTGCCTTCGTTTATCTCGCAAAATTGATCGTAATATGTGCTATATCCATATGCATCAACAGAAGACGAATCAACGCTTTGAACTTTCCAGTTCTTGAACGTATTGAACGGCCTTATTGTTATATCCCCTGCGGAGAACTGCTTTAGCATATAATGATAAATATAATATCTGGGAGATATTCCTCCTTCAGATTATATATCTATCTTGATTTTTATAAGGCACTCGTTAGTAAAGTCTTTTAGCAATGGCTGACTCAACTTTGCTACGGCAACAAGATCATTTGTTTCGTTATATAGTCCCACGGTGGTGATATACACTTTTGGATCTGTATAGAAATCACTGAATCTTAGTTTGCCATAATCTGCACTTGTAGAATCGGATATAATAAATGTAGGATTATTGCTGTAGTTGTATTCCTGATTCTTGACGCGAACAAAATAATGACGAGCAGGTACATACTCCGTCACTCTGGCTTTCATCGAAGAAATGATCGCACCTTTTTTGATAGAAGTAAATAGCACGTTTTGCAATCTTGAAAACTGACCTCCCCATCCGTTTACAGGGTCGTTCAGCGAATATCCATCTACAGGACCAATTAAATTTTTAAGAGAAGTAGGATTTAATACTATTATTCCAAGGTCCGGATACATAGACCCTATTGCCTCGTAATTTCTAGTTTGAATTGCTCCATTTGCGATGGTTCCTCTAATAAGATTGTATCTCTTGCCACCGGTTTGAGTTGCTGTATCTGGATTATCTTTTGAATCATCGATTATAGTGATTGTTCCCAAAGATCCACTTAGAGTCATTTCAAATTGGCCGGGATCTATTCTGTCTTTGTACTTCGTACTCCTGAACGCCATCGCATATATGTCGTTCGAATCTACCGAAGTTTGATTACCAAGTGCATCGGATTGAATAAATGAGAATTTTGAATCTCCCGGTGCCAGTAATAAATTTCTATATTGGTTGTATATCGCTTTGGTTGGATAAATCAAACTGCCCTGAGAAATGTTAGTGTCAAACGTAGAAGAACCGGACCCAGCATAATGACCATAAGTCAAAGAAAAATAAATTTCAGCACTGGCAGACGCGATTGGGTAGTCATACACATTCGTATAATACAGTCCGTTAAGTGGTTCAAATGCCGAAGAAGACACTACAGTTTGAGCACTGCTCGTGTAAAATTGAGACCACGAAGTTTCTCCATCGCTCCAAACGCCGGTAGATACTGGCTGGGATCTTCCTGCTACTATATCGGTTGCGTCAAATTGCTTGAAAATCATATGTTTAAATTATTAATCTCTCACGGTTACAGTAACCGGTATAGATACCGATCCACCACTCTCATTTCCAATCACAGTCAATGTTGTTGTAGCCGTTGTAGTCAATGAAGAATTTGGGACAAATCTAAATCTAATACCGAGTGCAATTTGTGCTGTCGTCGAAGAAACGTCTCCGATAAATGTTGGAATGGTGGCAGTTGTCGCAGATTGTAATTGTTCTCCAACGACCGTTCCGACATCTTTGTTCGCCAAAATAGCAGTATATCCGAGCGTTGTATTATACACTGGATTAGTGCTCGGAACAATAACTACTTCTCCCTTATAGTCCTTATCCACATATATAGAACTTTGACCGAGACTAATAACGGGTATGGATGTCTGGCCGGATGGTAATGTCACCAGTTTATATTTCAATACCTGAGTTTCATCGGTGAATGCTTCAAATACAGGCGTATTGCGGATAGCCAAATCATAATATGCAGAACCTTGTGGGTGATTTGGTTGATATAGGCTATAATCAATTTCATCGTCGGCTAAAGCATACGAATTAATATTCAGGCCACCTTTGGCCGCAAGTAGTTCTCTACCCTTCTTCGTGAGAACCGCATCTACAGTGATAGTTTCGTTATTGATGTACGCCATATAGGTTTCTTTCTAAATAAATATATATGTTAAATCCTTTTTTTACTTATTTTATACTGTTTTTGATACTACTGGTTCACTATTATCAAGAAGACCAGTTTTTGGATCTACGGTAGTTTTTTTATTCTGACTGTGCTTTTTCCACTTAAACCCAGCCTGTGTGCCAGTCGTTGGATTTATTTGATAGCTATTTAGTTCTTTTGTAGAAAATTGCCGCTTTGTATATTTGTAATGATTGTCTCTGTAGCCGTTCAGTAAAGTAGCATTGGACGGATAATATTGCATAGAATATTCTTTTCTATAAGAAAGACCTTGCCCAAGTGGTCCGAATAGAGCGTTTGAAGTATTTTCTATAAAATCATTAAAAACTGAACTTGTTGGTGACGAAGATATGAATTCTATGTTATAGACCGTTTTATCATTGACAGAGTTGCCGACATTTTCTCCGTATATATTACCTTCAAATGTCTGAATTCCATCTATCAAATTAAATAGCCCCGAATATGTCACAGGTCTTCCGTTTGATATTAAACTTCCAGTGATGTTCAATCCTGGACTAAATACATTACCTACGACAAAGTTTGGAGATTGGCGAATATCCAGTCCTTCAAATGCACCGGATATTAGACCATAAATTGCGTGTGGAGTACTTGTTACATAATCATATTCACCAACTAAATTATCATTAAAATATAAACTTCCACTGAAATATATGTTTCCAGAAAATAGATTACTAAATGACGCAGTCATTGGATATCCGGTCGACGTTGGTAACTTAACGAGATTTACTGCATAATAAGGTTTTTCTATAGTTTCCGTTTTACCTCGGAAATCATTGAGTACCTCTAGTTCAGACAACTCACTGTATGGTTTTACGTATTTTTGATATACTTGATATTTTTTGTTATACTTTATTACATCTACTCTATAAAATTCTCCGTCCAAGAAAGTGATACCGTCGTCGGCAAACAATCTAAATCCATAAACATCATCTATAATTGGAAAAAATATTTGATTTACGTCGGAATATATTGAAGCCCCTCTGTATTTTACCTCCAAACTCGCGCTCTTGTTAGCATCTTTTATTGCTGTGATTCTATTTACTCCATCAGCGACGCCAATTTTTTGACCAACATCGTGTTTCACTAAAGGTTTTTGTTCGAGCTTTGGTCTTTCTAGTATCGTAGGTTCAATTAATATACCATCTACAAGCTTTGCTCTTGCGGGAATAAGACCTTTGATATATTTGAACATCGCCTTGTCAAAATAAAAGCGAACTATATTCATGAATAAACTAAAATCTATATTTCCAAATCCTTGGTCGTAATATATCTGCTTAAACTTTTCAAACTTGTCGTATGAACGTTTATATACATCGGATGGATCTCCGATCAAATCTCCGAGAGGAAATTCTCCAAAAAACTTTATGATTTCCGTGTTTTGTAATTCTGACGGTGAAAAGAAAATTCCAAGTTTATTTGAATCTACGTTAGATAATTCACTCGCTTTATATGATGCTCTGGTTTCCGATGACAAGTTTGTGGAAAGTTCTTGCTCTATATAATTAATTTTATTGCTTCTAAACTTGTTTGACCCATAGTCCGGTAAGTTCATTGTCATTCTTACCTCTTTACGAGAAAATTGATACGGGAACCCGGTACCAACGGGTGGATCGCAATATGTAATTTGCTCCAATGGTACTAATACTGGTTGAAAATTTACCACCTCGAATGTTGGAAAATCACTCCTAAATGATAGATTGTTTAATATCACTCCATACGATAAATCGACTGGCCGCTCAAACGATATTCTATACAAGTTTTCCGAAACCATTTGTTGCGGAGTTTCGAGATCATACGCATTTGTGTTTAATGTGTGGGCAGTAAATCTTTCTGTAGATAATGGAGATTCCCATATTCTTATATCATCTATATTTCCAAAAAATGCCTCTGGGTCAATGCTCAATGATGCGGTATTTTGATTATAATTTCCGATATAAAGATAGGAACCGGATTCAAACGAGTTATTATAACTTCCACTCAAGAATGCACTGGACGAAACATAAAATGTTATACGGTCATCTTCGGATTTTTGAAGTAGTAAGTCATATCTGGTAGGATACGAATTCAGAGAGGCAGTTGCTCCAAACGCAGATTCAACATCGTTTCTACGAAGCATCGCTTTGTATGAATTTCCATCAAATATTGGTGCTCTCGAAGTAAGTATTGACTTTACCGATCCTGCCCCGTCATCAATACTAAAAAACAATGTCCCCCAATCTTTACCTTTTTCACGAACAGCACCCATAACCCACACATCCGAGCAATTTACTAATCTAAATACTTTACCATCATCGTGTGTCTTTTTTGTGTCGAATCTAAAACTAAATTCTATTGACTGAGCACTACCAGTCCAACCCAACTTGAAATATTCACCGCTTCCGCTGAAGTACGGTTCATACTTTACTTCTTCTACGATATACAGAGATTTGTCGGTTAAATCACTGACGTTTTGTATGCCACCATATTCTTTTATCTTGATTATATTCTTTGGTACGCCAAAGCACGAAATCAAAGCGTTCAGAGATGCTTCAGTTCCTTTTGTTTTGTAGATATATGGCAGCGTATTGAGTATACGTTTCCATATTATTTGATTTCTTTGCTCTTCTGAAAACTCTCTGGCTTTTGAATATAGTGGAGACTCTGGGTCAAAGTCAGATTTTGAAAACGCAGAAAGTATCAATGGAAGATTATCTTTTGATATCTCCACATCCCAGCCAAGAGATTGTAACATATCCCCGACAATATCAGTTGATATTCCTACATTTGGAGAACTTGATACGTTGTTTTTTTCTGTATACTGTTTTGCCGCCAACGAAATATTGTCAAAAAAATGACCAACCATACCAACAAACTTTATATAGTCTGCGTTATTATCGGAATCTTCTACCAAAAACTGAGGAAGATTGTTAATCAATGCTCCACCATTCTCTTTATCATACAAAGAAGCAGAAGTATATCCATCAATCTCTCTGGTATGTTCATCATACCACATTGGATTATCATATAAGAACTTTTCATAACCATCCATCCCTGCCTCCAAATCGTCTATCTGGTCGTTGGCCTCGGATCTTTGTTTTAGATAAAATGTGTCATTTGGGTTTGGTGTAAGTTTTACATCTAAATCTTGTATTTCTCTGGCAAGTTCTTCTATGTTTGATCGTTTGCTTTCAAATGCCTTGAGCCGTAAGTCTGCCGAAGAAAAATTTATAAAGTTTTCAAAACTCCTATAGTCGGTAGTATCAATAAAGCGTTTATTTTTACCTTCTAATTTTTTTTCTAGTTCATTGTATAAACTTCCCGTTTCTCCAACGAGTTGTTCCATAGATAACGCTTCGGTTGCATTTCCTTCATTTTCTATTTTTATTAAAAAGTTTGGACCCCGCAGAGGTATAGTACTTATTACTTGCTTTGAATAAAAATAAACATTTTGTACGATTGGTAAGAACGCAAAATCGCAAGTAACCCACACATCGGTATTTAGGTCTATATCATTCGGGAGTGGCTCAAGTAATTTCAATACTAATACATCATAAAATCTTGGGTCAGTCACCGCGACAGATTTTCTATTGATTATTGATATAGGCTTTTTGCCAGGTATATTCAAATAATACTTAAAGTACCCCGACAAATTTATGTTATATTTTTGTTCTAACCCAAATATTACCGGATAAAATATATTATTATAAAATATTGTCTGCAAAAACTCTACAATCTGAGGATATGTGTCCGGTTTTTTGTTTGTTATGCGGTTTAGCTCCTGATCTATGATATACAAGAACAGACTATAATAGTAATCACGAATAGAACTGAAAGTATAACCTACTTCGTAATTTTGATATGCCCAATTTTTGAACTGGTCATATATTCCAAGAACATCATTGTTGGCATATTGGCCATTACTGCGGCGATTTCCTTTTTTAACGCCATAGTATATGTCATTTAGAAACGAAACAACATCAACGTCTCTTTTAAAACTATAATTCAATTTTAGCTCGTTTGATCCAGTTGGATTTTGTGCGGCGGCGCCATTATAAATCTGATATATTTCCGGTTTGGATAATCCAAATATTAAATCGTCCGCAATTTCATTTACCTGTATTTGTGCGTTGGAAAATATATCATATTCGGTGTTGATAGTGGATTTAGTACCTTTTATAGTTTTTGGTATTATTCCTATTTCCGTTCTACTCGTAGAAATTCCGTTTATGATAAGTTTGTTTTCACTTCCGTTCTCACTACCAATGACGTTTCTACCAAGTTCTATATAAAGTTTATAATTTCCGTTTTGTACGCCAAGGTTATTTAGATTTTTGCTTACGTCAAAAAACAATGACTGTGTTTCTGTACCAAGTATTACAAAATCGGTATTATATTTTTTGTAAGAATATGTTATGAACTGATTAAATACATCATAATATGATGATGTATGAACTGAATATTCTCCGGTCGAATATATCATGGACGATGTGATCAAACTTTCGTCCAAGTTATATACTCCAAATTTTATATAATCTTTTTCTGAGCGACTAAATGGAAAATTTCTGGAAGTCTTGCCGTCCGTGTAAAAACTTAAATCTTCTTTGCTTAAAAACGATCCATAACTCAAAGACGAGGTAGAGGTTACTGTGTATTGTACATCGGATAAATTCATAACTCTGTAAATGTTGGGTCAATTCTAGTTTCAACTTTTACTGGCTCGTATATCACGTTTTTTAGCTCTATGCTTATGGATGAACTATACAACTGACCAGTAACATTTTGTATGATTAGGTTAGAATACTCGTCTATATTTGGTACAATATAACCGGTGCTTAATAAACTTTCTACATCGGCTTGATTATATCCAGTTAGATTTGGGTTGGCTTTCATCTAGAAATCTTGAATGTTGTTGGAATAGTATAGGTCAATATAGACCCACTTTGTTCTGAACGTATTTCAACCTTGTAGTATCGTTCAGACGCAAGTCCGCTTGTATCAAGCATAAAATAGTTTCCTGTTGGATCACAACTTAGACGAGTAAAATCATCATACGGAAGTATTGTTTCTTCACTTTCTGCGTCCTTGATTTGATAATAACTGGACGATGGTAGATAGTATGGTGAAAGATAATCAGAGAATCTATTAGTAAATGTTTTTACTGGATATCTTTGTCTTGCGGCAACATCCATACGAACAATAGAACCAAACTTATATTCTCTTGCCATATTCTTCATATTTACTACAGCGTCACGCAGTTGTATAGCGTCCGCACTGCCAGTATTGATGGTAGAATCATACCAGCACACATCGAGATATGGTGAGTATATTGTGTTGGTTTCTTTGCTAAAGAACTTCAATGATCCATAATCCACAGAACTTGACTCGTCTGCGTGCATCAATATGAAACCTTCGTTTGGTATAGCTTTCTTAAGCCAAGCATTTACTATTGGAGTAACATCCATTCTTACGTCAGATGTTTGATAGTCAAAATATTGATAGCAAGCGTATGAACCTGTAGATATTATACTAGAAGACGCGGGCGGAACATAACTGCTTGTAGGACAATCTGGAAATGGATTGTATTGACTTATGTTTGGATATTCTGCATATCCAGAACCAGACGCGATAGAAGCACTATCTAACCACCATACACCACCGCCACTACAGTCGGTAAGTGATCCAGTATTCCACCATTTTTGTAGTTGGTCGGCACTATAAAACTTCCAGTTTGCTCCATCTGATGTGGATGCTCCATCGTATTTGTATCCTGTTCCCATTGCCCAAGATTGAGAAACAGGATATGCGGCAAGCGAATAACGAACTGGCACTTCTTGCGACTCACAAATCTTCAAGTTCAAGAAAAACTTAGGGCTGGTAATTGTTCCCGCCGCTATAGATTGCGATATAGTAGATAAGTCAAAATGTAAAAGTGCTCGTGATAAGACAGCACCCATAGTAGTTGGACCAGATACATCTTTATATGAACTGGATACTATTCTTGAATCCGTAGAACCGGAATTAAAAGACGCTGATTTTGGTCCATTCAATAGTTCTATGCTTGAACTGGTATAAGAAAACAATACAGGAAATGTACTCGTACTTGAACAACTATAGCCAGAGACCCGCTTTTCAACTTCTAATAGTTCGTCCAAACCCATATTTTTGTACATATAGGTTGGATAGTTGGTTATAAACGTGTCTTTTGTTGGATATAAAAAGTAGTGCATTTATATATTTCTTTACTTTATAAATATAACCGCCCAACAGATATTCTATCTATATTTATGCCACTCTTCCTACAATGTCTTTTGTTGGAAAACGAACCTCAAATACAGATGGATCTATGGATGGATATATAACCTTATCTATAGTGGCCCTTTCAATGTTATATTCATACTGAGAATAATCGCCGTCTTTTAGTGTAAGATTTTTTACACGCAACTGAGTTACGGACTGAACGCC